GAGTTGCTTGTCATGGCTCGCTTTGTGGTGGATCAGTTGTCATTACCACGCAAAGGTAGTTATCACAGCACCTACGTCCGCTCAGTTGCATGATGCGCTTTTGCCCGAAGCCAAAGCGTGGCTAAAACAGTCACCTGACGGTTTTGCGGATATGTTTACCGTGCGAGCAGACAGGATAGAACTTGCCGCTGATCCCGAGCGAAATTTTATATCAGCTAGAACATCCCGAGCTGAACAGCCCGACGCACTCCAGGGTGTACACGCTGAACACGTTTTGCTGATTTGTGATGAGGCTAGTGGTGTGCCTGAATCGGTATACGAAGCTGCTGGTGGTAGCATGAGTGCGCTACACGCATCGATGGTACTGGCTGGAAACCCCGTAAGAAGTTCTGGCTACTTTTACGATACGTTTCACAAACTGTCAGATCGCTGGACAAACTTTCATGTGTCTTGCGAAAAAACTGCCAGAGTTTCTAATGAATACATTGAAGAGTGCAGACTTCGATACGGTGAGGAATCCAACACTTATCGTGTCCGTGTATTAGGGGACTTTCCGAAAGGAGATGATGACACTGTTATCAGCATGGAACTGACTGATGGTGCAATCAATCGAGACGTTATACCGACTCAGTACAGTTCAATTATATGGGGCGTAGACGTAGCACGATTTGGTACTGACGCATCTGCCCTATGCCGTCGCAAAGGAAACGCCGTCACAGAACCCGTCAGGCTTTGGCGTGGACTTGATACAATGCAACTGACAGGTGCAATCAAAGCTGAGTATGATACGGCAACAGAAAAGCCAGAAGAAATTTTTGTCGATGCGATTGGGTTAGGTGCTGGTGTCGCGGATCGGCTAAGGGAACTTGGATTGCCCGCCTACGCAATCAATGTCAGTGAAAGCCCTGCGATGGGAGATACCTACCTGAACCTGCGGGCCGAGCTTTGGTACAAAGCAAAAGCATGGCTTGAGGGACGCGACGTTCGCTTGCCACGCGACGACAGACTAAAATCTGAGTTGACTACTTTGCGGTACAACTATACGTCTAGCGGTAAAGTTAAAATTGAATCAAAAGCAGACTTAAAGAAACGAGGTGTCGCCAGCCCTGATGCTGCTGACGCTTTTGTATTAACATTTGCTTCTGATGCTGGGACTGCGATGGGTGGCCGATCACGCAGAAGGCATGGTAAACTAAAAAGAGATTTAGCAGGAATTGTCTAGGGGGTTCGGCTTTTATTGGCGTGATGGCCTGACTTAAATAAACAATATGTCTCCTGTAACCAGGTGTTGCCCCTAGGCATCTTCTGTTGAACATTTTATTGCATCGAAGTACGTTCGGAGGGTTCACCCTCAAAAGAGTGGCATGATTTGGCATACATAGACGAAGCCGAAACCGAAGTTGGTTTGGGCATGACCGAAGACGAGTTGCAGGTCGCAGTTCGTCAATATATCGAAGATGCTATTCAGTTTATCGACGATGACATTAGCCCGATCAGGGCCGAGTCTACTCGTTATTACAATGGTGAGCCTTTTGGTAACGAGGTAGACGGTCGTAGTCAGGTCGTAAGCCGCGATGTCCGCGACAGCGTACAGGCGATGCTCCCGTCGCTAATGCGTGTGTTTTTTGGCGCAGAAAACATAGTTGACTTTGTGCCGCGTGGACCTGAAGACGTAGCTATGTCCGAACAGGCAACAGATTACGTCAACTACATACTTCGTGAAGACAATGACGCTGTAGGAATATTTTATAGCGTTTTTAAAGATGCGCTTATTAACAAAGGCGGCATCGTTAAGTGGTCGTGGGATGATTCGGTTGAGGTACATACATACAGCTTTCAGGGGTTAGACGAACCTACCCTTGGGCTTCTCTTGGAAGAGGATGGAGTTGAGGCTGTTTCTGTTGAGGGAGTACCAAACCCTAACGTACCACCTGAGCAAGTTCAGATGATGATTGCTCAAGGAATGGAACCGCCCATGATCTACGATGCTGAGATCAAGCGTCAGCGTAGGCGGGACAAGGTGCGTGTTGAAACAATGCCACCAGAAAACTTTTTTGTAGATGCTGCTGCGACCAGCCTTGATGACGCACAGGTCGTTGGATCCAGAACGATGGCAACCGTTAGCGATCTGGTAGCTATGGGTTATGACAAGGATATGCTGGATAATTACTTGTCAGATGAAGTAGCCTTTACAGATAACGATGAGTATTGGGCGCGATATCCAGACAGAAGCGCACCAGGTCCGTTATCAACCTACAATCAACGCAGGGTCTTGTACGTTGAGGCTTATTGCTACGTTGACTACGATGGTGATGGTTTAGCTGAACTACGCCGTGTGTGTACAGTTGGAAGCAACTACCATGTTGTAAACAACGAGCCTATTAGCAGCATACCGTTTGCAGTCTTTTCATGCGATCCAGAGCCTCATGTGTTCTTTGGTTCTGATGTCGCAGATATGACTAAAGACATACAGCGAGTTAAGTCGGCAGTCCTTCGCGGTATGCTCGACTCTTTGTCTTTTGCGCTATATCCCCGAACAGGAATTGTTGAAGGTCAGGTAGACATTGACGATGTGCTAAATCCTGAAGTCGGGTCGATTATCAGGATGCGGGCACCAGGCATGGTTCAGCAGTTGAATGTGCCGTTCCTTGGCCGCGAAGCATTTCCAATGATGGAATATCTTGACGGAATGAAAGCGTCAAGAACTGGCGTATCGGGTGCGTCCCAAGGATTAGATCCTGACGTACTTCAGTCTACGACCCGTGCCGCCGTAAGCGCGACAATGAGGGGTGCAGAACAGCGACTAGAAATGATTGCTCGTTTGTTTGCAGAAACAGGTTTCAAGCCTTTGTTCAAAGGGTTGCTTCGTTTAATTATTGAAAACCAAGACCAAGAACGAATGGTAAGGTTGCGTAACCAGTGGACACCTATAGACCCAAGAGTTTGGGATGCTACAATGGATGTGTCTACAAATGTTGGACTTGGTTCTGGAATGACTGACGAACGGCTTGCGACACTTGCTCAAGTTGCCGCTAAACAACAAGAAATTATGCAGCAAATGGGACCGAACAATCCTCTTGTTGGCTTGGGCCAGATTAGAAACACGTTGGCAAAGATGCTGGAGATTAACGGCTTTAAGGACTCAAACCAGTTCTTTAATCCGCTACCTATTGATTATCAGCCGCCTCCACCACCGCCACCGCAACCTACGCCTCAAGAACAGCTAATGCAGGTGCAGATGGCTGACATCCAGGCGCGGACTGCTATCGACCAGCAAAAATTGCAGCTTGACGCGACGAAAGCAGAAATGCTTAACGAGCGTGAAACAACGAGAATCGCTGGCGACTTAGCATTGCGAGAAAAGAAATTTGAAGATGATGTTGACCTTGAGATTGTTCGTGGCGCAATAAAGGAAGAAACAGGTGGATAATCTGTCGCCAGAACAGAAAGGTCGAAGGGCAAAAGAAATCCTTGAAGAT